CCTCAATTATCTCCAGGCGTACTCGTCAGAGAGGTTGATTTAACAGTAGGAAGAGCTGATAATGTTTTAGATAATATTGGAGTTATCGCTGGTCCTTTCCCAATTGGACCCGTTGATTTTCCAGTTGATATTGCAACTGAACAAGATTTAATTGCAACTTTCGGAAAACCACTCTCAACAGACTCCCAGTATGAATACTGGATGAGTGCTTCATCCTACCTTTCATACGGTGGAGTTCTAAAAGTTGTCAGAACCAGCGGGGCATCACTCAACAACGCAAACGCTGGAGTTGGTGCTGCATTCACCACTTCACTAAAGATTGATAACTACGATGATTATACCAATAATCATTCGGAAGGAAACAACTTCACTTTTGCAGGAAAAAACCCAGGAGCTTGGGCAAATAATTTAAAAATCTGTCTGATTGATGATTTAGCAGATCAAATCATTGGTATCGGAACAACAAATCCAGGTGCTGCTGGAGCTAAAGTTGGATTTGGAGTTACTTCACCACTCAATGGAATTACCATTCCAGGTATTGGTTCAACCACGCTTTTTGATGGTCATTTAAAGGGAATTATTACTGGGGTTACAACTGATACTGTAACTGGAAACAGCTCATTCACTGTAAAAGTTGTTTCTAGAGTTTCTTCAGCAGGAACTGAAACAAAAATTGATTATGCACAAAATACTTTATTTGCAGCATTCAGAGCTGATGAAGCTCTCTATTTTGTAAATAACTCAGGTATCAATACACACTCTGGTCCTGGCGTTGGTTATTATGATGCAGATTATGTTCAAGATTGGTACGACCAGCAAACTCTGGGTTTAACCAACACAACTATTTTCTGGAAAACCATTGCTCCAAAACCAATAAGCAACAGATACTCACTGGAAAGAAATAGTGAGGGAGATGCTCTTCACATTGTTGTAGTTGATGATCTTGGAACCATTACTGGAAACCAGGGAACACTTCTTGAGAAGCATATTAGTATTTCTAAGGCTCTTGATTCAATCTCTGCGGTGAATTCCCCACAGAAGATTTGGTATGAGCAGTATCTTGCAGACTATTCAACTCAAATCTATGCTGGTGGAAATCCATCAACAGCAGTGGATGGTTATCATGGAACAACTCCAGTTGCTACTGGATTCTCCACTGCATTTATCCCAAACACAATCTCACAGGGAAGTTGGGGCCAGGAAACTCAAGGTGTGACTTTCAGTGCAATTGGAAACAAAACTTATACACTGGCTGGTGGAGTCGATTATTCTGCATCTAATGGAATGAAAGCCACTTTAGGTGATTTAATAACTTCATATGGATTATTCCAGAATAAGGATGAAATCCAAGTAGATTATATCATCATGGGTCCTGGATGTGATTCAGAAAATGATTCTCAGGCAAAAGCACAGTATCTAATTTCTCTCGCAGATGCAAGAAAGGATTGTGTAACTACAATCGGCGCTCACAAAGCAAATTTGATTGGTATTACAAATACAACTACACAAACTAATAATCTGGTAAGATTCTTTAGTTCTCTGTCATCTTCTTCATATGCAATCTTTGATAGTGGTTACAAATACACTTATGATCGCTTCAACAATAAGTTCCGTTACATCCCAACAAATGCTGATGTTGCAGGTCTAATGTGCCGCACAAATATTATTGCTTATCCATGGTTCTCACCTGCGGGTCAGCAACGTGGAATTCTGAACAATGCGATCAAACTTGCATATAACCCAACTAAAGCACAAAGAGACATTCTCTATCCACTGAGAATTAACTCTATCATTACTCAACCTGGAATTGGAACTCTTCTCTTTGGAGATAAGACCGCTTTAGGTTTTGCATCAGCATTTGATCGCATCAATGTTCGCCGTCTGTTCTTAACTATTGAACAGGCACTTGAAAGAGCAGCACAAGCTCAACTCTTCGAATTAAACGACGAACTAACAAGAGCAAACTTCAGAAACATTGTTGAACCATACCTCCGTGATGTTCAGGCTAAGAGAGGTCTTTATGGATTCCTCGTTGTTTGCGATACCACAAACAACACTCCAGATGTCATTGATAATAATGAATTTAGAGCAGACATCTACCTGAAGCCTGCTAAGTCCATTAACTATGTAACTCTAACATTCGTTGCAACCAGAACTGGTGTAGCGTTTGAAGAAGTTGCTGGTACTGTTTGATCCCCACTAACTAGTACAAAAAGGAGGACCTAAAAAATGGCAGAATCTACAATCAGCAAGTTTAAATCAGTGATGAAGGGCGGCGGCGCTCGTCCCAATTTATTTGAAGTTGTTCTAACTGACTTCCCAGGTGAAGCAGAGTTTGATGCAGATGAGTTTTCAATTCTCTGCAAGGCAGCTGCTCTCCCTGCGTCTAACGTAGCATCAATTGATGTTCCATTTAGAGGCAGAATCTTCAAGGTTGCTGGAGATAGAACATTCGATACTTGGACTGTCACAGTCATTAACGACGAAGACTTCAAGATCCGCAAGGCAATGGAATCTTGGATGCAGTTCATTGCACAATATGAAGATGGAAGCGGTGCAGTCGATCCCAATGACTACATGAGGGACGTATTCGTTAAGCAACTGAAGAGAACCGCTAGTGATCTTGGTGCAACTTCTGGGGGTGGTTTAGAAACCGCACATACCTATAAGTTCTATAGTGTATTCCCAACCAATATTTCTCAGATTGATCTTTCATATGATAGCTCAGATACTATCGAAGAATTCACCGTAGAATTCCAAGTTCAGTACTGGGAACCTTCAAATGAAGAAGTATAAATAGTCTGAAGGTCAATCAAAGACAACAATAAATTATGGCAAGACTATTTGGTTTTTCTATTGAGGATAACGAACCACTATCACCATCTACAGTATCTCCCGTCCCTCCTAATAATGAGGACGGGAGTGATTTTTATCTGACCAGTGGTTTTTTTGGTTCATATGTAGATATTGAGGGTGTATATAGAACAGAATCCGACCTGATTAAAAGATATCGTGAGATGGCACTTCACCCAGAATGTGATAGTGCCATTGAAGATATTGTAAATGAAGCAATTGTATCAGATACTAATGATTCCCCAGTAGAAGTTGAATTATCAAATTTGAATGCAAGTGATGGTATCAAAAAATTAATTAGACAAGAGTTTAAGCATATCTTAGAACTTTTAGATTTTGATAGAAAATCTCACGAAATTTATAGAAATTGGTACATTGATGGTAGATTGTTCTATCACAAAGTTATTGATCTTAAAAAACCAGAAGAAGGAATTCAAGAATTAAGATATATTGACGCATTAAAAATGCGTTATGTCAGACAAACAAAGAAAAGACCAGGAGACGAACTCAGAATTTCCAATAGGAATTTTGATAATCCTATGGATTATGAGTTCCCAGAGATTGAAGAATACTTCGTCTATAATCCTAAAATGACTTATCCTACAGGAACTCCAGCTCCTGGATCTTTTGGTGGATCAAATCAAGGAATCAAAATGACAAGAGATTCCGTGACTTATTGCACTTCAGGTCTTGTAGATAGAAATAAGGGATCGACACTTTCATATCTTCATAAAGCAATCAAGTCTCTCAATCAACTCCGCATGATTGAGGATTCTCTGGTTATTTACAGACTATCTCGTGCTCCAGAAAGAAGAATTTTCTACATTGACGTAGGTAATCTCCCTAAAGTAAAGGCAGAGCAATATCTTCGTGATGTTATGATGCGCTATCGTAACAAACTAGTTTATGATGCAAATACTGGCGAAATTCGTGATGACAAAAAATATATGGCAATGCTAGAGGATTTCTGGCTTCCTCGCCGTGAAGGTGGTAGAGGAACTGAAATCTCAACTCTTCCTGGTGGTCAAAACCTTGGGGAAATTACAGATATCAACTACTTCCAAGAAAAACTTTATCGTTCTCTGAACGTTCCAGTTTCTAGAATTGGTGGAGATGGTGGATTTAATCTCGGAAGATCTTCAGAAATTCTTCGTGATGAAGTTAAGTTCAGTAAGTTTGTTGGGCGTCTGAGAAAGAGATTCTCTCACATGTTCAATGATATGCTTAAGACTCAACTTATTCTTAAGAATATTGTTACTCCTGAAGATTGGGACATCATGGAAGAACATATTCAATATGACTTCCTATATGATAATCACTTTGCAGAGTTGAAAGAAGCAGAACTTCTTAACGAAAGACTTAACATGGTTCAAGTTGCAGAACCATATATTGGCAAATACTTCTCACAAGATTATGTAAGACGTAAGATTCTACGTCAAACTGATCAAGAAATTATTGATCAGGATAAGTTGATCAAGAAAGAAATCAATAAAGGTATTATCCCAGATCCAAATGCACCTATTGATCCTACTACTGGTATGCCAATTCCACCTGGACAAGAGGGGCAACTGGGAGATCTTGGGCAACCAGTAATGGAACCAAATATGGACTCCCAAGGAGCGGCAACTGAAGCTGACGGATCTATCGTAGAACCAAAGTCAGAACCAACCAAGATGCCCAGGGGTGGCGAAATATAAATATAAACGATTACTATTGAGAATTAACAATGGATGATTTAATGGACATGATTGCTGCTGATGAGTCTCCTTCGCAAATTAGTGACAAGATCAAAGATCTTCTTTTTGCAAAGTCCGCAGAAAGAATCAATGATTTTAGACCTTCAGTTGCATCTTCTTTTTTTGGAGATGATGAAGAAGTAGAAGTAGAAGTAGAAGTAGAAGAAGAGGAATAATGAAATCATTTGAGCACAAATATCTAAAAATGCGTTAAGTTTAACTTGGAATACTGATTGATTAAGAAATTTATAAATAACTAAAAGTGTATCTATACAATAATGGCACATAGACCTATTGGGGCAGCAACATCTATAGCAACTAGTGGTACAGCCACTACAACTTCAGCAATTTCAGTTCAAAGCGACGTTTTTAGAATTGTTGCAGTAAATACTGATGCATATGTTGCTATTGGAACTGATCCAGTTGCTGCAAAAACTGATTATTTGATTTCGGCAAATACTGCAGCAACTCTTGCTGTAAGTAAAGCGTCCCAAAGAGTTGTTGGTGTTACAACAGGAACAACAACAATTATCACATGTCCAGAAGGAACTCAAATGCCATTTGGTATTGGTGAGTGCGTAACTCTTTCGGGAGCAAATGAATCTCTTTATAATACAACAATTAATCATGCAAGAGTAACTTCAGTGAATACAAACTCAAGTTATGATGGAAATTTTCAAACATCCATTACAGTTGATGCCGATACCAGTGGTATTCTAACAGCATTTTCATCTAGAGATGCAACACTAAGAAGATCCATTAAAGTTTCTGCAATTAGTCAAGGTGGAACGGGTGGTTCAATTCATGTTCAACAAGTACAAATTTCAGGACAAGCATGATGAAACTCATTAGAGAAGAAATCGAATCCGTAGATTTTATTGTAGAAGAAAAGAACGGTACAAAATCTCTCTACATTGAGGGTATTTTCCTTCAAGGAGATATTAAAAATCGTAATGGTAGATTATATCCTATGGAAACTCTCCGTCGTGAAGTTTCTCGTTATAATGAAGGATATATTCAACCAGGAAGAGCCCTTGGAGAACTTGGTCACCCAGATGGTCCAACCGTAAATCTGGATCGTGTTTCTCACAAGATCACCTCTCTCAAAGAGAGTGGTAGCAACTTCATCGGTAAGGCAAAGATTTTATCCACACCAATGGGTAAAATTGCGGGGTCACTTATTGGTGAAGGTGTGAAACTTGGTGTTTCCTCTCGTGGTATTGGTTCTTTAAGACCAACCAGAGAAGGATACAGTGAAGTTGGTGAAGATTTCATGCTTGCAACTGCTGCTGATATCGTAGCAGATCCTTCTGCTCCTGATGCCTTTGTATCAGGAATTATGGAAGGTAAAGAGTGGGTTTGGGATGGAGGTATTCTTCGTGAAAAACTCGCTGAGAATACCAAGAGAAGAATCAACACTTTAGTTTCTCAAAGAGAACTTGAAGAGCAAAAACTAGATCTCTTTAATGATTTCCTAAATTCACTATAATTAGTGTAATTTATTAAATTATAAATAAATATAGATTAAATTAGAGGTTAATCGGAGAGTTCAAATGTCTCGTGGAGATTTACAAGAAATGGAAGTAGGCACTAAGCAATCCAGAACCGCTGTCAATGCAAATGCTAAGGCAGCGGACGCAATGCCAAAACTGACTACAGGTATTCCTGATGGTCAAACTGGTAGCTGGGAAGATCTTGGAGGTCCAGATCCTACCAACTATCGTCCAGATGATGATTCAGCAAAACTGAAGACCCCTGGTACAACCCTTAAGCAAGTTAAGGATGTTGTAAATAAGGGTGCGGCAGCTGCTGATGCAATGAAAGGTATGAAGGAAGAAGAAGAACTCGATGATGAAGAAGTCATCTCCGAAGAAGAAGAGATTGAAGAGGAAGAAGTAGAAGAAACTGAAGAAGTCGAAGAAGAAGGTGACGAAGAGGAAGAAGAAGAAGAAGTTGTAGAAGAAGAGTATGATATCGATGAAGATGTCAATGCTCTCCTCGGCGGAGAAGATCTTTCAGAAGAGTTCAAAGAGAAGGCTAAGACAATCTTTGAAGCTGCCCTGAGATCTAAAGTTTATCAAATTAAGGAAACCCTTGAAGAGCAATATGCTACTGCTCTTGCAGAAGAAGTTGAAGAAATCAAGGGCGAACTTGCAGAGCGTGTTGATGCATACCTTGAGTATGTGTCAGAAGAGTGGTTCCAAGATAACGCTCTTGTTATCGAGAGAGGTCTGAAGTCAGAAATGACTGAATCATTCCTTGTCGGTATGAAAGAACTTTTTGAAGCACATTATGTATCAATCCCTGAAGATAAATATGATGTTCTTGAGAACATGGTAGAAAAACTTGATGAAATGGAGACAAAACTCAACGAGCAAATTGAGAGAAATATCTCCCTCAACAAGCGTCTTGCAGAGTCGGTTGCTGATGGAATCTTAGATCAAGTTTCTGAGGGCCTTGCTGCTACTCAGAAAGAGAAGCTCGCTTCACTTGCCGAAAGTGTTGAGTTTGGAAGTGATGAAGAATATCGTGAGAAGCTA